CGAGGATCCTTAAGGCTAATTCGTTAAGCTTAAACCCTAAACGGGCATTTTCACTTGCGAACTCAAACATCGGTGTAGTATTTAGTGACTCGCGCCTAATCATAACAACATTAGCGGCAGCTTCTTCAATGCGCTTGTGAAATGTATCGCGCTCCTGCACTAATTGTTTTACGATTGGAAGCACTTCTTCAAACTTTTCATCGAAGCGACGAATGGTAAAAAGCTCTTTCAATCCACTTGTATCGTCTTCGGCAAGTGCCTCACGTTCAAATGTTTCTAAACGAGCCTTAACTGTTTCGTAGGTCTTTACGCCCGTAAGCTTCTTAAGTTCTGTACGAATGGTTTCAATATTCTCTTTAACTGTCTCAACAATACTGGAACTGTCTTCGTTGATTAACTTGTTGGTTGTTACATAACGGTTGAAGGACTGTAGCTTCAATAAGTTGCCTGTGTTCTCAGTAATGTAGGCACCTACCTTGTCGCCAAATGTGCCGCCGTGGGCCATATGCTGAGCCATTGCTCTTGCACCTGGCAGATAATTGTGTGGGAAACGGAAGCGTTCGCCGCCGGATTCGAGGAAAATTGCACTAATATGACGTGTGCGCGAGCCGCGTACATTCTCGTCAACAGGAGTCTTGTGTTTTACAAGAATTCGCACATTTTCCAAAGTCTGTTGCGACGTTCTTGCCGAACCAAACATTCTGCTCAAACTTTCGGCGAGTGTATTCATAGTGTTGTTTCCCTTCTTCATCTTCGCCTGGTAGGCATAATCTCTTGGCTGAATTTGTTTACCAAATACTTTAATATCCGAATTCATTAGGAACTCGTCGGCAATTTTGCGAATATTTTTCTGAAGTCCGTCAATTGAATTGTCAACCGTTGCACCTTTGCTAAACTGGATACTATTATTGTCTTCATCAATGGTTATCATGATGTTAGGATTGGCCACAAAGAATCTACGACCAACGGTAGGATCAGTTGTTTCTGCTCCTTCGTCATCGAAAATCTTAATTTGTAATCCATTGCCCTTCAATAGGGAAAATATTTTACCAGCTAAAGTATCCATCTCAACCATTACAATTCCTTGTTTCTCTTATTTATCAAAAATCATATGAATACTGGCATCGGTGCATCATAGCTCGATTCGTGAGTGGTTGCGATGTTACTATTAATTGCCGCCTGAGATTGGTCGTCCCATGTCGATATATAATCAGTCATACGAACTGCTAAAATCATTGCCATAATAAGATCGTCTGTTTGCCCGATTCTGGCCTCAAAAGTGTTGCCACGAGATACGAATACCTTTAGCTCTGATAGTATGCCTCGAGAATTTAATTTCATTTTTCCCGATTCAATTAAGAATTTCAATTTAGCACATGCTTCTAGTTTTGATTTATTGGTTGTAACAAAGCCGGCGCGGCGACCCGACTTGCCTTGTAATCGATTCTTTGGATCGTGCAACATTGTGCCATGGAAGTTTTCTTCGCCCGTATCCCGGATAACAACTAACGCGGCCTCACCTAGCGAGTTGCTTTCTACTGACCAATATAATTCCGGTTTTCCAGCATTATACAGTTCTTCAAGTATTTTACGCATGGTTCTTACTTGTTCTTCAATGGGCGTCTTATTACTACTCCATTCTGCTACCTGTACAAGTGATGGTAGTTCAAGAACTTGAATAGCTGCATTATCGCCACCGGTCCCCATAGATGGATCTAATGAAACAACATATGTCATATTCGGACGAATATCGCCGTACCACCTAACTTGCCCTGTCTTACGGATTGGCTGCGCCGGTTCTAGCTGCGATAGCTTAACTGGATTGATAAGTGTCTCTTCAAAGGTAATGAACTGACATTTATGTTCGCGTAAAAATCTATCTTCCCCAAGACCTGCTAATTCGGAATCAGCCCACTCCTGATCACGATCAGGATGTTCTTCCCAGGTAGCAATATAAGGCTTAAATCCATTGATACCGACTTTAGTTTCATTACCGTTTGCATCAACTAACTTGTTGGCGCCAAACCAGATATCAGCAAATTGATCTTCATCAGTGTTTGGTGTTGAAGTAATAATACATTTACCACCTGTTGATAGTGTAGGTGATAATGAAGTCCAGAATTCTTTAGCGATATTTGGTTCCACGAATGCAAATTCGTCAAGATAAACAAGTGATAAGGACATACCACGACCAGTATTTTCAGTTGTGGTAGTTGCTACAATACGCGAATTATTATCGAAATCAATAGAACGTTTGTTGTAGGTCTTTACACCTGCGCGAATATGGTCGGGCACAGATTCATAAGCATATCGAACTCTGTGCATAATTTCTTGAGCACCATCATATTTGTTTGAAGCAATAAGGATAGTTGCATCATCGACAAACATAGCATACCATAATAGATATCCGGCAGCTACTGTTGTCTTACCCATCTGCCGACTGACCATATTAATAGATTTTCTATTAGCGTGATAGTTATCAATGAGATCTAACTGAAAATCATATAATTCAAGCTTCTGCCTACCCCTCATTGGGTGCTGAATGTACATGAAATTCTCAATGAAATAGCGAGGTCCTGATTCAGGATCAAGACACGCCCTTAACTGATCAATTTCTTCTTTGGTATACGATACCTTTGTATAGGCACGCTTTACAAGTTTATCGTCTTGATAGATAGCCATGATTAATAACGGGAGTCTCCGTAATCACGCTCGGGTTCGTCAAATTCTTGTTCTGGTGGTTCGAGATTTTCGACAGACTTATCAAATGCCGAGCCCAATGCCTTGACATATATTTCTGGATTTAATAGTTGCTTTAGAACGACTGGATCAAAATGTTGATAAAATTCTTGTAACTCTACCGCTTCGTTATTAATATAATATTCGGCACCATCTGTAAATTGAACACTTGTGACCGAAATATCGCCGGAGGTAGCATAGTCGTGAGAGGTATATGTAGGATTATCTGTTTTATAATTCCAACCGGTCGGTGATTCGTCGGATTCCCATCCTAATCCTGCTTCTGCCTTAACATCTACAGAAAACCCAATCTCTATAGGTTGTCCATTTTTACCTATAGCAGTTGCAGATAAATCTATCGAACCATCAAAGGTAATAGAATCTCCACTGGCATGCGGATTATCGTGAAATTCAGTAACCTGTATATCGGCTACCTGAGCACTTTCAGTTAACTTTTTTTTTTGAGTTGCTTGCGCCTCTTCCTTAAGGAAGTTTCTATAACCATAGACAAGTTCCTTGTGGACTTCAGCAACCTGCATTTTCTTCTGCTCGGGATTGTCGCCCTGACGTGCGCCGGATGGGCCAACTGCTCTTACGACAGGACTATCTGCTCCATTAGGAAAGAAATCGCTGCCATTGGCAACATTCACATCATCGTATCCATTATTGATATCTTCATCCATTGGGAACTCGCCATAATCTTCATCGGAGCCGTGCCCTGCACTTGCCAGAGCTTCTGCATCGTCGGAGAAATCATCGGGGCCATTCGCCATATCAAATGCACTATCATCGGGAAAGAAATCACTTTCTAGACGTTGCATAATAGCGTCATGCTCTTCGCCCTCAATGCCTTGTTCTGCCATTTCTCTAGAAAGCACATCAAATGCTTCTTGCGGCTCAACAAACGAGTTCATAAGATCGCTAAATCTCGAATACTGTTGGTCATAAATTAGATCGGACACATTTTCTCCCATTGCGCATGCCACTACGGCATCGGCTGGATTGCCTTGCTGACAAGAATCAACTGCTGGAACGGATTCGGTGGTTGTTTGAGTTGCATCAAATTCAGCATAAGATGCATTTCTTCCTACAGTACCAGCAGTCTGCATATCAGATTCAGTATCTTCCTTTAGAGCGTTACTAAGTTGTTTTGTACCTGTATCAGCCTTGTTAAATTCTTTAGCAACATCTTGGCTAATTCCAACCTTCTTAGCGAATTCCGGATTATGTGCGGCAGCGGCCATTGTGCGGGCCTGCTTTTCTGATGTCGATTTTTCGTTTAAACCGGGCACAGCCATTACACCTTCCATGAGGCTAATCATTTCTCTCATACTTTTCATAACATACCTACCTTTAACAAACTAGGCTTCTTTATTCTTCCAAAAAGGCCTACATCGTCTTTCTTTAAATTCTTAGGATCATTAAATCCGTCATACCCCTTTGGTAATGTCGAATGGTCAGTTGTTTCCTTTGGACTTAAAGGATTTTCAACAGTTATAACTTGCCGTTCCTTACTAACCTTAGCAAGTTCCTTAAGGAAGTCTGTATTGTATTTTTCACCATATGCAACAGTATCAGTTTCTTCGTGGTCACTGCCGAGACGAGTCTTATATTTTGCTTTGAATTCTGGAGAATTTCTATCAAGATATAAATCTGTTTCAATTTGACGAGGATCATTATCCGAGTAAACTGCTAACTGCGATGGAGAAATTCCAAGATTGTTGCAAACATGGATTCTTAGAAAATCTAAAGAACCGGGATAACCAAGTGTTAGATCACAAATAAATACCGGAGTATTCTTTATATTGGGAAAATCTAATGGACTTTCTTGAATTGGGGTTTTTCTAAATGCCGATGCAGACTTTAGGTCATACTTCTTTAGACATGCTTCTAACATGTCAATTGTGCCGTCGGGCATTTCATGCACAGCAAATTTCAGAACGTAGTTATAGTCTGTCTTAGTTTCTGCTACATAATTAGTGAAGGATTTCTTTTCTGCCATATAGTGACTCCAGTGTTACGACTATTTATCAGAGTTTTCTGATTTGGCCGACACTATATATTTTAGGAGTTCGTTTCTATCGAATTCGCCACCATTTGCATGTCTTCTTTCGCCGTTGCCCTGATCTAAGTCAATCTGTTCACTTCGAACCTTCTTTAGTTGCAGATCAATCATCTTAAGCTTTCTTTCGGCTTTTGCATTCTTGGCTTCAAGAGCAGTTTTGAGCATCTGACCTGCAACTTCGTAGATTTTACCCGCATGTAGATCGGGTA